TTGTGGAAGTAGGATGTTTTGGTATAACAAAAATAATAAGGATGTAACTTTTGTTGATAACAGAAAGTTTTACGAAAAATTATCGAGTGGCCATGTTGTTAATGTTAATCCAGATGTATTAGCTGATTTTACAAATTTGCCTTTTAAAGATAATGAGTTTGATTTAATCGTATTTGACCCACCACATTTAATATATGCAGGTGAAAATAGTTGGCTAGCTAAAAAATACGGAAAGTTAGATAAAAAGAAGTGGCCAGAAATAATACTTAAAGGTTTTAATGAATGTAATAGAGTTTTAAGCGATAAAGGAACTTTAATATTCAAATGGAATGATAGTCAAATTCATGTTAATGAAATTTTAAAAATAATTAACAGAACGCCATTGTTTGGAGATAAAAGAGGTAAAACAAGGTGGTTAGTTTTTAATAAAATTAGATAAAGGAGATATACAGATAATGGATAACGTAAAAACAATAAAAACAATGGTTTGGGAATTAGGAGTATTTTCAATTTCTGGAATTACACTTTTTAGAAATTATGATAAACAAAGGAGAAAAAAGGAATTTGAATTATTAAAAGATTTAAGTAGAGGGTTCTATAGAACAAATGATATTTCTCAAGATAGTATAAGAATACCTGTATTTAACTTAGATAATGAAAAAGTGTTTACTATTCAAATAAAAAATACTGAAAATTATTATGAAGTATCATTATTATTCGCTTGTGAAGAAGATGAGATTGAATATTTTAAGAAATATCGTTCATATATAAAATACGAACAAACTTTAACAGAGGTTGAAGTTACTATATCTAGATTTTTATGGAATATGAGTAATTTTCTAGGGGATGAAGATCTGTATTTTAGAGATGTGACGATAGAAGAACACGAAAGATTAAGAGATGAATTAGTCCCTGCATACTGTGCTTTTGAGAGAGGAGATTTAGAGAAATAATGAATTTTAGAGAAATAAGAGTAGCTGATAAATTAATTGATGAATTAGAAAATTTGGATAGTTTTATAACGGATATTCAAAATCCTGCTAGAACTTTAACGGTATCTACCAACTTTAATGGAGTAACAATAATAAAGAAAGAACATAGAATTAAAGTTATACAAGTGCTATTAGGAATGAGAGGTGAATTGGCTAAAAAATTGGAAGAGTTAGGTGTTACGGAGTATAACAATGATTAAACAAGATAGATTTAAACATTTAACTGATAGGCAAAAGTCAGCTTGTTATTTCATCATGTCGACTTTAGGAGTTTATTTGAAAGACAATGAAACTCCCGAAGAATTTTTAAATAAATATTTAGTTAAGGCTAAAAAAAAAGCTGGTTGGAGTGATCCATATAAAAAAGCAAGAGGTTATTCAGTACCGTTACTTCCGTTAGAAGATATTAATAAATACGGTGTGAGTATTGAAGAGGATTTACAGTCAGAATTAATGGCTTATAGATATGAGTATTAGGAGGAAAATAATATGCCAAATTGGTGTGAAGGATATTTAAAAATTAGAGGTAAGAAAAAGGATTTAAAAAATTTCATAGAAAATGAAATTAGATTAGTTAAATTAAAAAGTATTCTTTCAGAAGTTGAATATATTGATATAAAAATGATAGATGACTCGAGAGAATGTAGTTTTAAATATAACAAATCATATAGTGAATTCTTACATTTGAAAAATTCTAGAAGATTTTTTGTAGAAAGTTAAGAAATATCATTTTTTAGTGCTTATGATGATGAAGTTTGTTATTTAACTTTAGAAGTTAAACAAGCGTGGGGTATTGATGTTCAAGAACTCTTAGTAGAGCATAGTAAAAATTATCATGTTGATTTTAATATATATGCTAGTGAGAGTGGTATGGAATTTGAACAATACATCACTGTTGTTGAAGGTGAGTTGATAAAAAATGAAGAAAGAGAATATACTGATTTTTATTTTGAAGCAATTAACCCAGAATTAGGAGGGTAAAATATGAAATACATTTTAAGCATTGTAATGAAAAACGGTGAAACAATTAAAGTGATAGCAACTAAAAAGGATATGGATAATTTACAAGACGCTATAGTTTATGCTGATAGCTATCCGAAAGTTGTGTATTGGATAAATGATATCGAAATAAACGCTAAAGATATAAAAGATTTTTATTATGCCAAGATAATAAAGGAGATAAAAGGATGAACTTTTTAGACTTATTTGCCGGTATTGGTGGTTTCCGATTAGGTATGGAACGAGCTGGGCATAAATGTGTAGGCTTTTGTGAAATAGATAAATTTGCAAGATCAAGCTATAAAGTAATGCACAATACAGAAAATGAAATAGAATATCACGATATAAAAGAGGTGACTAATGAAGAATTTAGAAAACTTAGAGCAAAGGTCGATGTTATTTGCGGAGGTTTCCCCTGCCAAGCCTTTTCAATTGCAGGAAAGCAACTGGGATTTGAAGACACTAGAGGAACTTTATTCTATGAAATTGCTAGAGCAACCAAAGAAATCAAACCACGCTATTTATTGCTTGAGAACGTCAGAAACTTATTATCACACGACAAAGGGCAAACATTCACTAGAATACTTAAAATCTTGGATGAACTGGGGTATGATGTTGAGTGGCAAGTGCTTAACAGCAAAAATTTCGGAGTCCCACAGAATAGGGAACGTGTGTTCATTGTTGGACATCTTAGAGGAGGATGTACCTACAAAGTTTTTCCTATCCAAGGAGAAAACAAAGAACCTGATTTTGAACCAAAAATAAATATTATTGGAAATACTAAAAACCCTAATGGAACTAGTATAGGGACGAGAACTGTTGTTCACGATAAAAACGGTATTGTTGGAGCGTTAATGGCTACTGATTATAAAGTACCAAAGCAAGTGGCTATTAACCACCCAAAATACAATGATATAAAGATTAAAGCTTATTTACCTTATTTTAAGTTTGAAACTACTCAGAGAGTTTATGATGTTGAAGGTATATCACCTACAATTTGTACAATGGCTGGTGGCAACTCTGAACCTAAAGTAGCAATACCGGTACTTACTCCTGATAGAGTGGAGAAAAGACAAAACGGTAGGAGATTTAAGACAAATGGAGAACCTATGTTTACTTTAACAACACAAGATAGACACGGGGTATTAATTAAAGAAGCGAATAAACAAGGTTATAGCGTTGCTTCAGTTGGTGATAGTGTTAATCTCTCACGACCTAATTCAAAGACTAGAAGAGGACGTGTTGGCAAGAATATAGCTAATACATTGCTTACAACAGATGAACAGGGGGTTGTGTTATCAGATTATAAAATAAGGAAATTAACCCCTAAGGAGTGTTGGAGATTGCAAGGTTTCTCAGATGAATTATTTGATAAAGCACAAGAGGTTAACAGCAATAGTCAACTTTATAAACAAGCTGGTAATAGCGTAACTGTAAATGTAGTTGAAGAGATAGCTAAAAGGCTGAAATAGGAGGTGTAAGCGTGGAATATGAAGTTATTTTCACAATGAAAAACGATGAAACGATATGTATTAAAACGGATCAAAAGACAGTCAATGATTTATATGAAGTGTTTAAAGATTTGAAACATATAAGGGGTAAAGTACCGTTAAAATTTGGCGGTAAGTTAATCGATTTAAAAGAAGTAGACTACTTTAGGTGGTATGTGATTTAGGAGGGAAAAGAAATGAATTTAGATTTATATAACCCGTTTATTGAGGTGGAAGGGTTGAAACAACCAAAAGTATATATTAAGAGTTTAGATATGGTATTACCTGTAAAGGTAATTAATTTTCATAAAGGAACAGTTGAAGTGTATTTAAATGATAATGCTGATTTTGTACCTTATGATTTTGATGAAGTTGAGTTTATTTATAATACTGGATATAAAGATGTGGGTGATACTTATATTTATACTGGAGACATATTAGAATATGTAAGAAATGAAGCGATATTTAACGGGAAAAAATTTTTATTGAAAAAAAGTGCTGAACAAGAATTTTACTATTTAGCTAGTAAAAAGTTTTGTGGAATTCAATTGTCAGATATGGATACAACAGAAGAGTTATCAGTAATTGGAAATATTTATGAAAATAAGTATTTATGGGAGGACTAGCAATGAAATGGCACAAAGTTTATTTAAGAAAAATGACTGAAGAAGAACAAGAATTTTATCAAGGTGATTATGATGAAATATGGGACGGTGAATTACCTGAACTTGGTGAAGAAGTGCTAGTAACTATCCCTTTGTCTTCTGGAGAGTTTACTGATACCTCTATCGATACGTGGGAAGAAATTGAAGATGGATTAGGTTTTGAAAATACTGATAATGATGTTATATACTGGATGGAATTACCACAATACAATGGAGAACTAGACGATTAGGAGGACTAGAAATGAGTGAACACGACAAAATCATCTTACGTGTATATCTTCACAATGGTGAAACAGTAGAAGCAGAGGTAACAGAAGAAGAATTAACTGAAGTTTATAAAATGTTCACTGAAGAAAAAGAAGATTTATTTTCAAGTGATGTTTGCATAGTTGGAGATAATGAAATTGATATGAACGAAGTAGAGCATATAGCTTATAAGAGAATTAAGGAGGACTAAAAATGACTAACGAAGAATTACAGCAAGAGGTTGAAAGATTAGAAGAACAATTAGCTGAATTAAGAATTAAGATATTAGAAAGTAAGACAGAGGAGAAGCCTTATAAAGTGGAATTACCTGCTGATATAGGAGATTATTACACTCTAGATGTCTATGGAGCAGTTTACTATTTAGAAGATTTTAGTATGAATTTTGTACGTTGTCGTTATGAACGTGGCTTAGTTTTCGAAACTAGAAAAGAAGCAGAAAAATATGATAAAGAACGTATATTGTTGTTTAAACTTCATAAGTGGGCGGCGGAACATAATGGAGGATGGACACCTAACTGGAATGATTTTGAAGAAAAACAATATTATGTTGTTTATGATTATGAAGATAAACGATTTTATATACGCTATGAACATTATAGTGAAACATTCACTAAATTACCTTATTTCAAATCATATAATTTAGTAAATCAATTCATTGAAGAATTCGGAGACGAAATTAAAGAGGTGTTTTGCTAATGATTGTAATTGAAATAGGAGAGAAGTTAAACACATTATTACATCATTTTATGTTTGTAATTTTTGTGATGTTTATTATTAGTAGGATTAAAAAGAGGTAAGATATGGAGTTGAAAACAATGTTTATTGTAGATGTATTATTGTATATAATCTGTATAATCTTAAGTACAACATTGATAGTTATACTAGCATATTTGTTTGTTATATTTATGAGATTTATAAAAGGAGGAAAATTAGATGGAAACAGTAGCAGAGATGATGAGAGTAGTTAAGGAGTATTATAATTTAAATGATACGTTATTAGCGGTTGAATTAGGTGTTAAAAGCACAGGGAATATTACTCAGTGGAGAAAGGGAGAGACAAAGCCAAGTAAAGATAGATACATTAAATTAAAAGCGTTATATGAAAAGGTTATGAAGTTAAAAGAGGATCAAAAAGAAGAAACTCAACTTAATGTCAAAGAACGATATGAATTGAAATACCCGGAAAATGGAACGTTGTTATTCTATAATGACATTACAACGGGTGCTATAAGAGAAATATTATATGACGCTGATGAAATGGATATAGTTAATGTTTATTCATTCGGTATGTTGTATAAGACTAGAGAAGAGGCTATACAAAAGCGATTGGAGTTTTTACTGCTTAAAAGGATAAATGATTGGGCGGAAGAACATAATGAAGGTTGGACACCAAATTGGGAAGATGAAAACGAAAGAAGGTATTTTGTTGAATATGATAATAGGTACGAATATTTAGGTTGTTATTCTTCTATTACAATTAATCCATTATCTAAACTACCTTATTTTAAATCAAAAGAAATAGCAGAACAATTTATTGAAGAGTTTGGAGAACAGATTAAAGAGGTACTTTTCAACAAAGAAGGAAATTAGATAAGTTTGAGGATGAAAAAATGGCTAATATTGAGAAGGATTACGCTTTGTATTATGGAGATGAATTGATATTTGTTGGGACAATGAAAGAGATGGCGGAATTTACCAACAAAAGAATAGAAACATTATATACTTATGGAAATAAGCGATATAAAGATAGAAATACATATTTATTGATTAAGATTGAGGAGGATGAGGAATGTTAAGCACGATAGCAGGTTGGTTATTTTGGAGTATATGTATAATTGTATTGTTGACAGTGTTAATGATAGTACTACATATATTAATTTCACTTGTAAAGGAGTTGTCTAATGAGAGATAAGAAAGAAAGAATAGCATATAAGAAGATTAGATATTTAGAACG